TTTGTTAATGTAGATTCTACTCTGTCGGCTCTACCAAAAAAACCATTAATTTGACTTAAATCAAAATCATCAATTTCATTTGTTAAAAAGGTGTTTGGGACTTTATATTCACCAGTTAAATTGTTTACTGGTAAACTGTCAAATATTTCAGTGTTAAAACCATTTGTTTTGGTGTGTGTTATTTTATTAAAACCTTTAGTCTGCCCTATATAAAAAGCATCTATAAAAGTTTCAGCTAAATTAAAATCAAGAACACCATCAGTGCTTAAAGGAAACAACTTTACTTCTAATTTTGCTGAATTTACTCCGTTAAAAGATATATCGTTTAATTTAGTCTTGTAACTATGCCACCTGTTATAACCACTTGCTTGAACTAATTTAAAAAATTTGTCATCAGTAAATGTACCTGTGCTGAATTTATTGTCTGTAAAGTCATACATTAAATCCACTGTCCCACTTCCAGTAGTATCAGCACCAATAGAAATAAAAAATCTTGAGCTTACAGTACTAACAGATTGAGCATCTCTTATGTAATATGAAAATCCTAGTTCTAAATCTTTACCAGACAAAGCAATTGTAGAAGATAGAAGTGTTTTTACTAAATGATTTGTTTTATCATCAGCCGTAACAGGAAACTTTTGATGCAAACAAAACAATCCACTTACTGGAATAACACCAGGAACCACTGTATTCGGTTGCAATAATTCAACTTTATTAGGACTAGTTAGGCTACCAAAATTCCAGTTAAACGTACTATATCTAAAAGTTGGATTATAGTTTAATAGTTTTAATGGATTTATGTTAGTTGTTTTAATAGCTTCTTTTAATGGTCTTAAATATTCAATTGTAAGATTTTCATTAATAGGCTTTAAAACAGTTGGACAAGTTATCAATACGTCTTTAATAACATTTGATTTTTGTACACCATCTTTATCAAACACTTTAAATTCAATTAGTTCAGAATTTGTGTCTTTAAGTAAGTCAGATTGTTGTTTTCTTAATGCCATAATACAAATTTACAATATTTGTTTCACAAGTTGATAATACTCATAACAAGCCAATTCAGGGTTTATATCTAAATCTTTTGGTGGCTTTTGTTTTCTAAATAATCCTTTTTGAAATTCTTTATTTTCAGCTTTTATTACACCTGCATTGTGATAAATTGCATTTGCTTTCCATTGTTTTATTGGGTGACCTGCCCAAGTAAAATTCATTTCTTTTGCTATTCTTGTTTGTTTATTTATTTTCCATAAGTTCCATAACACTGCCCACATATCGGCACACCATATTTGCAAAGGGTGATATTCTTTGTTTTGTTTTTTCTTTTTATTATTTAACCTAAAAACATTATAATAAAGATTTTCACAGTCAATTTCTACTTTTTCCCAAAATTCCGCATCAATATCTTTTAATAAATATTGTGCGCCACCAGAATTGTCTTGATTTTCTTTTAATACTTTTTTATCTATATCTGCTATTTCACACATTAAATTAAGAACATCTTTTCCTTTTGATAATATATATTCATAACCTATATAGCTTTTTGTATTGCTTAAATAATTATAAGGGTCACACCCACTTATTTTTGCTCCAAGGTCTAAAGGTTTTGTTAAAACAATATCGCAATCGTGATATAAAAAAGTTCCTCTGTATTTCCACCAATGTTTTTTAAAATGTTTTTTTAAAATATGAGGTCTTATACTTGAAATATATTTTATATCTTTTCTTGTATCAGGATATATATGAAAATTAACTTCAGGGTATTTATGTTTTAATTCTAAATAATATTCGATGTCTTTTTTAAAGTCAGAAAATATAATATCAATTTTTTCTTGCTCTATTCCTACATTAATAAAGCTATGAATCATAACATCTATTTGCCAACAGAAATACAATTCACCTGGCTGTGCGCAAATATATCTCATATTATGGACAAGCAGGGCATTCTATTAAAGTTAAAGTATAACCATTCCAGAAGTATGTATTATTTGCTTCCCTTATATAATTACCAGGTGTCACTATTTCACTACATAAAAAGTCAGTATAAACAACTGTTGATTGTGCCAAACTTAACCCATTACCATAAACAGTAACTGAACGACCTCCACAACAAGCCTCGACTGCAGTTGTACCTAAATATACACCGAATGAAGCACAAGGTGGAGAAGTAGTTATTGGAGCAGGAGTTGTTGTAGTTCCTAAATATAATTGACAAGAATCACAATCTGCAAAGTTTAAATATTCATCAACATCACCATCACTTCCTGAACCTCCATCTCTGTCACTTGAATAACAAACCACTCCATCACTAATTACTGCCGGAAAACTGTTAATGGTATTTGAAACCTCTAAAACAGTATCATCTTGCGAACAATTCGTTTGTAATCCTAAATATATTCTATAAAATATTGAAGGTGCTGCGGTTGTTGTTGTTGTTACTGGCGCAACAGTAGTTGTTGGATTACCAAGACAATCATCACAGCTTATATAAGGGTCAACTGTTCCAGGAGTAAGACCTAAATTACCTAACTCAAATTTTGCGGTTGGATAACACCCTAAATTAAAATTATCATTTTGTACATCTGTTGCAATACTTCTAACTTTAAAGAAACAAATATCTGTGCTAATTTGTTTTACAATGTTAGGTAATTCATTTTTATTGTTTCCTATTATAACAAAATTATCATCACCACAACCTTGATATTCGGCAAAGAAAGTCATCGTTGGACAAGTTTCAGGAGGTTCTGTTGTTGCAATATCACAAGACCTAGAGATTGTAGCACTTGGTGCTGTTGTTAAATCAATAGAACCCTGTATTGTATAACAAGAAGTATTATCAGTGCTAATTACAACACTTTGACCAGGACTAAATAAAGTTGAAAATTGAACATTTACTCTTTCACCAGTTGTTTCGTTTTCTGCTATATAAGCATTAGGGTCATCAGCTCTTGCGCCACAATCTTCACAATTAGTAACAGCACCTAATGTAGTGCCATTAAAATATCTATATTGAACTAAATCTCTTGAAAAATATTGAGCAGAAGCAAGTGTAGTACAAGTTGAATCAGTATAAACTTTTGTTGTGTCAGACAATAAAAAGTCCCCTCCATTAATATAAAATGTTTCTACAGAAATATCATTACAACATACTGCTTCAGCTGTAGAGGCTCTAAATAAAGTAATGCTTTTACAAGTTGTTATTTCTTCCGTTGTTACTTCTTCAGTTGTTTGTTCATTTGGACATACAATCGTAATTGTTGGAATTCCTGATGTACTTAAAATTGTTGTTCCTTGTATTATTGTAAAACAATCAGTTCCTGAATCTGATAATCTAACACCATCGCCTGGAACATAAGTATCATCAAAAATAGCTTGTTTAATAGCATTTGTTTCTATGTTATATAAATTCCAAACGTTATAAGTTTCTTGAGTTATCATCCCTCCAACTTTTTTACCACCAGTGTTTACGGCATAAGCATTAATATAATAAGGTGTGCCAGGTGTTAATGTTATTGGAATGCTTGACGTGTCAAGAGTAAAAGTAAAAGGAGAGCTTTCATTACCAGAAGTAGTTATTGCATATTTAGTATTGTTTTCATAATTAAAAGAATCTGTACCAAAATAAAATCCATATTCAGTTACATTAGCATCACCAATGTCAGTAACTTGTCCTCTTAAAGTCATTCTATCATCAAATACTTGTGTTGCTAAAGGTGTTAATGTTGCCACTATTGGAGATTCTGGTTCAGGAGTTTCTGTTGTAGTTACATCTTCAGCAATAAAAGACCTTGAAGCTCCAACTCCTTCTTCATTAATATTATTACTTGCAAAAGCTGTTACATAATATCTTTGATTTTCAGTCAAACCTGTGACATCAAAATCAAAAACATCAGTTGTGTCAGTTGAAAAATACTTCGTGTTTTGATTAAATATTGAACTTGTACCAAAATAAAAACCTCTGTTTATAATGTTAATACCTCTATCGTCAAGAATTTGACCATTTAAAGTTGCACTTGAGCTTGTTATACTTGTCACAGCATTTGTAGCAACCGATGGAACCGATGCTGGTTGTTCAGATACAGTACCCTCAAGTTCATCTAATAAAACATTAGGGTCATAAGCAACTCGCCTATCATAATAGTTATGATTTGATATAATATACCAAGATGCATTAGATTGAAATATTCTTGAATTAGTGTTTATTAGTAATTCTTTTAAAACTTCTTTTGCATTTCTTCTAACAAAATCTTTAGTTAAACCAAATTCGTGAATATACATATCGTGAAAAATTGTCAAAGATTGTCTAATAACAGTATTGAATATTTTACCTCTTATATTGTTTTGAATATATATATCAAAATCTAAACCTGTAAACTTTAATATTTCTTTTATATAATAAAATGCAGAGTCATAATTATTTTGCTCTCCAGAAGCAACTTTAATATTTCCTCCATCTTCTGTTTCTATTCCTCCATAAGGTGAATTATAAGAATCAAGAGTTCCTAAATTATCTATTGCTACTAATTTTAAATCATAAGGGCTTGATATTAATTGTTCAATGTAATTGTCAAATATTAAAAAACCTTCCCAATAAACTTCAAAAATTTCTCCTTTTTGCCAAAGAGTATCTGTGTTTTCCCAATTAGTATTTGCTACTTCCCAAAGTGGTGAATCAAGTGTTATAGTATCATCTTCTTGACCTGCTAATACTCTAACCTTATATTCTCTTTCATTAAAATTTGAAAACTCATCATAAGTTACATTATCAGTTACTTTTAAATTTATATCACAACTTGAACCTATAATTGGGTTGTAAAAATCATCTTGATTTTCATATCTTATTACAACTGGGCTACCAGTTCCAACAATAGGCAAAATATCACCTTCGTAATCTTTTTTTAATATTTCTAAAGTTCTTTTATGACCTCTGTTATCTGAAAACTTCAGTTCATATTTTACCCCGTATGTTGCCATTATAAAATTCTGTTTCTACTTTTTTCAGCTCTTTGTAAAGCTACAACTAAATCTTGTCCTCTTAATACAAATTCACCTGAAACATTTTGTGAGCCACCGCCAATCATTGCTTTTAATTTATTTAAAGGAGCTATAACTTCTGGATTGCTTCTCACTCCACTATAATCTCCAACCATAACTGGTGTTTGACCAAAAGCTAAACCACCTTTAGCCATACCTTCAAGATTTCCGCTTCTTATATTTCCTGCTATTCCTTTTATAACAGCTCCTAATGCAACTGCTGCTAGTCCAGCCACTACTCCAACACCTGGGATTGCAAAAGTTTTTGCTAATTCAGAAGCTGCAATAGCCGCCATACCCATTTGTATTATTAAACTCCCAATAATGTCTAACATAGAGGCTGCAAAACTTTTAAAACTATCATCACTATCTGAAAAAGCGCTTGATATTGAATTGGCAAATCCTTGAAGAAAAACTGAAGCTACTTGAGCGCCATCTACAATTACTTTTGTATTTGCTTTAACAGATTCACCTAAACTAGCAAAAGCTCTATCTGTCCCTGTAATTATAGGACTTAATGATGAAAGAGCAGGTTTTAAACTAGTATTAATATTTGTCGCAGATGATTCTATAAATCCAAATATTGTTTGATGTAAAGAAGCTGCAGACTCACTTAATCCATTAAAGGCTGTTTTAGTCTCATTAATTTTAGTTGTTGAATCTCCTCCAAATGTTCCTTTTGGTTGTACTAAAAAACTTTGCCTTCCTTGATTTGGGCCAAGCGGTCCTGCAACACCTGGTTGCAAATCAGCACCTTTACCACCCGCCAACATTTTCTTTATTTTTTTATCAACAACAAGACCTGCAACACCTATTCCTCCTAAAGAACCCATTAGTTTTGTAACGTCAACATCAAGCAATTCATTTAATGCAAGTGTTAAACCAACTACAGCACCAGTTAAAAGAATTACAGGAGAAGCTAAAGCAGTAATACCAGTCATAAATAAAGGCAAAGTAGTTCCAACAAAAACCGCAATTAGTGGAAACAATCCAGCAGTACCACCTAATGCCAATATTAATTTTTGTGTACTTTCATCTAAATTTTTAAAAGATTCAACCGCTTCTCCTATTCCTTTTGAAAGAGCTGGAATACCTTCTTTTAAATTTAAAGCATCAGCTATTTCTTGTCCAAGTTCAGCAAGCGCTATGTTTACATTATCTTTTAAAGTTGAGAATAGACCATTAAGAGTTCCACTTAATGTTACCATTCCACCTTCAAATTTACCACCCTCTGCAGTTGCACTTCTAAACGCTCTATCAAGTAATTCAAAAGTTATTTTACCCTCGGAAGCCATATCCATAATAGCTCCTTCAGCAACTCCCATTTCTTCGGAGAGTACTTGAAGAATAGGCACCCCATTATTTATAAATTGACGTAGGTCTCTAGTCATTACACGGCCCTCTGCAGCTGCTTGACCAAATGCTATTGCAATAGATTGTAGGTCCCCTCCAACAATTCCAGCTACATCACCAAGCATAGATAAACTATTAAATGCTTTATCAGTACTTAAACCAAACCCCATAAGGGTATTATTAACCTTTACTAAATCGCCAAGTTGAAATGGTGTTTTAGCACTAAACTGAACTAATCTTTCGAATGCTTTAGCTCCATCTTCAGCTGAACCAGTTAAAACATTTAAAGTAGTTTGTAATTTTTCAAAATTAGCAGCTTGTTTCACCGCCATAGTTCCAACAGCCGCTAAAGGCAAAGTAAGCCTTGTTGTTAATGCTCTACCAGTTCTAGTTAAAGAGCCACTAAACTTTTTTAACCTACCCTCTGCTCTACCAAGTGCTTGATTTAATTTGGAAGAATCCCCAATTATATCGACGTGAAGTTTTTGATTATCTGCCATAGTACAAAAATACTAAAAAATACCCTACTCGTCTTTTTTTATATTATTGACTTTATCAAGGAATTTTTTATATTGTTCTTTTGTAGATTTTACCTTTTTAACTCTAATGTCTTGAGGCAAAGGAAATAAGTTCTCTGGCTTTAGCATTTGTTGTTTTTTACTACAATTGACATTATGTATCATAGTAGCTAAAAACCTGGTTTGTTCCCACTGTAAATTTATTTTGATAGAGTGCGCTTCAGAAAGAAGTATATTTTCTTTCCAAGTGTTACTCCAAAAATTATCAGGGATAATACCAATTTGTCCTATATAAAAATCCGTTAAATCTTCCCAGGAAAGTTTATCTACTTTTTTTTTGTGTCATCTCCTTTTCTTGATAAACCAACATTAAGTTCATTCCCAAGAATTTTTGATTCCATCATAGAGGCAATAATTTTTTCTAAATCTTCTGGCGTAATATCCTCTAACCAACTTCCAACAGAATATTCATTGTAATCAATTTCATTACCATTTTCTTGGTCATACGCCAAAAGTCCAGAATATATTAAAGTTCTAATTGCTTTTAGGGAAACTCCTTTTTCAAATACAGTGGCAATCTCCTCTAAAGATATATCTAATATCTCTGTAAAGTTTGCCCAAAAGTTCATTGAAAAATGAAGTACTCTTTCTTTACCTCCAACATTAAGAGTGTAATAACCTCTTTTTTTGTTCATTTATTATGAATTAACTGTAGCTGTTATAGTTCCAGTTACTTGAATAGTCCCACTGTAACTAACGGCAGATTCCATTTCTCCTGAAACCTCTAATCCTGTAAGGAATCCCTCGCCCGTATAAACAGTATCTCCACTTGTTTCTGTCCCGTAGCTAAAATCCACCTTGGTACGACCTAATAAAAATCCAGCTAATTCAGTAGCACCATTTGAATCTGTATAATCTACAAGACCATCAAAAGATATTTCACCTGAAATTAAACCTGCAATGCTTTCAGAGAATCCAGAAGAATCCTTTGTTGTAGCATCTGCCATATCATTTGTTAGAGAAATTGTACAAGAAGTCGTGTGACCTATTGCTGCTAAAGTACCACCATCTGCGATGACCTTTAAAATTAAATTTGTTCCATTATATACTGTACTTGCCATAGCTTAAAATTTTTATATTACAAATATAATTAATTTTTGATTAATAGTTTTTATAGTCCTGTTTTAAATAATAGTTTCTTAATAATGTTATTCCAACTGGTCTTAAACCAATTGTTAAATGTTCTAAATTGCTGTGCTAACCATTCAAATATT